AATTATGGCAAATAAGGACTTTAACATACGGATAAGGGTTAATGACGGCAAAGCAAAAGTTCAGATAGACGGACTAACCGAAGGCTTTGTTAATGTTGAGACTGCTGTTTCTAAGCTCAATGCAGAGCTGAAGAATAATCAGGCAGCGATGGAGGGTACCGCAAAATGGTACAAGCAACAAATATCGCTTCTTAAACAGCAAAGGGATATGTCTGCCAAGACAGCATCAGACTATGCTCGTCAAACAAAAGCCATAGAAAAGGTTCAGGTAAAGTATAGGCAATTATCATCAGAGGTAAGCCAATATACCAAAGTTAATCAAGATCAAATATCAAGTGCAGGATTAGCCGGAGCTACATTAACGGAACTTGGTAGGACTATATCGGATTTACCTTATGGAATCCGGGGTGTAGCAAACAACCTCTCTCAGCTATCCACATTATTCTTTACCTTATCGGGTAAAACAGGGGGGTTTGGTAGTTCCATAAAATTATTGATAAAGGAATTAAACGGGCCATTAGGTCTTATTTTGGCGTTTCAGGCAGTTATATCCTTACTTGACTTCTTCGCAGGGAAGCAACAAGAAGCAAAAGACAGCACAGAGGATTTGTCTGAATCGATAAAAGAGCAAATACTTCTAAACATAAATCTAGCTGATTCGATAGATACATTAAATCTGTCTAGGGAGGAAGCAGATGCTATTGTATCTTCTATTGTGAAAACAGAAAAGGAGCTAAAAGATATAATAGACAATAAAAACCTATCCGAAGAAGAAAGGAATAAAAGAATAAAAGAATACCTTGAGCTAAGAAAGCAGGAAGAAGAGATAAACGAAAAGATAGAGGAGTCTCAGAAAGAGCTTACTAGAATATCAGGTGAATTAAATAAGAACGAAAGATTCCTAACGGGAAATCTACAAACTTTAGTCAACAGATTAAACGCTGTATATGGTGCTAACTTAAATATATCTGATTTAAGGGGTAAGGATATTGAGCAAATAAAAGAACTTAATAAGCAAATAACAGGCACTGTTATGGAGTATGGCGAGATGTCTGCTATAAGCGATCTGCTTATAGATGTCTCTAATTCAACAGACGAATACAACCAAGCGTTATTGGTTCACATAGAACTCTTGAAAGAGTCAAACCTAACAGAAGAGCAGAAAGAAAAGATATTGTCTGACTCACAAGGAGCTTTATTTGGCACTATACGTTACTACCAAGACCTTATAAAGGAATTAAAGACGGAACAGGAAACTGTAGCTGTTACGACATCTAGATATAAGGAACTTCAACTTCAAATAGATGAATATCAAAAGAGTATAGATAAGCTAAAGAACGGAATACAGCTCTTAGGTAAAATATCCAAGCAGGGTATAGAAATGGATTTTATGAGGGGTCGATTCTCTACCAATGTCACTGAACAAATGGAGGCGGACAGAAAACGTAGACAGAATACACTTAAACTAGAGGCTAGGGATAGGGCTGAGATGATGAAGCAGTTGTCAGCTATGTATGAGTCATTCAAGCAGGGTTCTGACGCTTTGTTTGAAGCTGAAATATCTAGGGAGGAAAGAAGGACAGTTTTAAGGAATAATGAACTGAGAAAGCAATTAAAGAACGAAAATCTAACAGCACAACAAAGAGAAGCCATAAACAATCAGATAGCTACTAATGAGGAAAATCTAGATAGGAAGAGAGATAGGATAGCTGAAAGGCAATTCAAGATACAAAAGGCACTTATGATAGGAGAAGCACTTGTTACTACTTATAAAATGGCAAACAGTGCGTATGAGGCAGTTTTAGCTAGTCCATTAAAGTTCCTTGGATTAACCGCTTTGGCTCAAGCAAAAATAGCCGCAGGTATTGCTACTGCTTTTGGTCTTTCTAATGTAGCTGCTATATCTAGACAGCAGTTTGTACCATCATCTATAGGTGGAGCAGGTGGCGGAGGCGCAGGAGGCGCAGGCGGAGGTATGCAAGCTCCTGATTTCAACATAGTAGGGGCTTCTGCACAATCTCAGCTTGCTGAAGCTGTTGGAGCTGCCGAAGCACAGCCTGTTAGAGCCTTTGTAGTAGGTAAAGACATATCCACACAGCAAGAACTCGACAGAAACATAAACGATACAGCCTCATTTGGCTAAAAAACCAAACAAATACTAACTTATAAAGTTATATATATATGGAAAGCATAAGAGTAATTGAGTTAATCATCGATGAAGAGGACGAAATCAGTGGAATTGATGCGATTTCTATCGTAGACGATCCTGCAATACAAGAAGACTTCATCACATTAAGCTCACAGGAGGTAAAATTAGCCGAAGTTGACAAGGATAAGCAGATTCTTATGGGGCCTGCACTTATTCCTAACAAAAAGATATATAGACGCTCCGGGGAGGACGAATATTACATATTTTTCTCCGATGATACCGTCAGAAAGGCTGCAGAGTTGTTTTTGTCCAAAGGAAAGCAAAATAACAGCACTCTAGAGCACGAAATTGAACTCAATGGGATGTCTGTAGTCGAATCTTGGATTATAGAAGACAAAGATAAAGACAAGTCCAACCTTTATGGGTTTGACTTGCCACTTGGCACTTGGATGGTGTCTATGAAGGTCAATAATGAAGAAGTTTGGTCTAGCTATGTCAAAACAGGCAAAGTAAAAGGCTTTTCTATCGAAGGTCACTTCGCAGACACTATGGAAAGACCACAAGAGCAACTTCCTGAGGAAGCTGAAGAAGAATTAGAGGCTTTGTCTGTACTAGAAGAGCTTATGGCTTCTATGGATGTCGAAATGAAGTCTTATAACGACTATCCAAAGGCTGCATCTGAGAACGCACAGAAAGTATTGGATTGGCGTAACAGATATGGTAGAGATGAAGTCAAGGGAATGACTAGGGTGGGATGGCGAAGAGCCAATCAGCTCGCTAAGAATCAAAAGATCACAAGGCAAACTATCGCTAGGATGGCAGCGTTTAATCGCCACAGAAAGAATGCTAAGATAGACCCTGATTTGAGAGGCACTCCTTGGAAAGACAAGGGATATGTCGCTTGGCTTGGTTGGGGTGGTAGCGAAGGCGTTGATTGGGCCATCCGTAAGATGAAGCAATTCAGAAGGGGTGAGTTTTCTTCTATGGTGATCAATGAAGATATGGCTATCATAGACGATAGATTAGCTTATTCATCTAAAGAGAAGGCTGAACAGAAGGCTATTGATCTAGGATGCGAGGGATACCACGAGCACGAGTTTGAAGGTCAGACTTGGTATATGCCCTGTAAAGAACACAAGTTGGCCGAGGTAGGCCCAAGAGGCGGTGTAAAGGAAAGCCCTAAGGCCCCAAAATCAGACACACCTAACCCATCCCCTAAAGGCGAAGGAACGGCTAAGGGCGATGCTTCAGGTAAAACAGGAGCTAAGGTATCAGCTAAGGACAGAAAGACCTTAGAGAACAAAGCTAGCGAGTTTAACGATAAGTATAAAGACAAGCTCGGCTATGGCGTTACCACAGGTATGTTAGCGTCCGTATTTCAAAGAGGTTTAGGAGCGTTTAATACATCCCATTCTCCGAATGTTAAATCGGCATCTCAATGGGCTTTTGCTCGTGTAAATGCTTTCTTGTATCTTGTTAAGAATGGAAAGCCTCAGAATGCGAAGTACACAACCGATTATGATTTATTACCAACCAAACACCCTAAACATCCCAAAAAATAATGAGAAGACTCAAGGAAACACCATCTAGGACAAGCCCTCGCTCCTCAAGGCGAGGCTGTCTGTGTAGAGATGGTAAAACATATTCTAAGAAATGTTGTAGTGGTGCTTTAATGGCACAGGGTATAGGTAGGGTATCGGGAATATCTACAGTACTATCTGAGCGTGGAGATGATCTGTACACAGAAAATAATGAGAGAATAATACCTGAATCTTAACAAAAATACAACAAAATATATACCCAATAGTTTATTAAGTAGTTTACACTAATTTTTTATTATTCACAATATGAAAGCATCTGAAATTGTTGATAAGTTCAAGAATATCTTGCTTGCTAACGAAACCGAGGAGGCTCCTAAGGAGGTCATCGAAGAGCAAGTAGAGCTGTCTGAGGACTTGAAAGAAGTTGAAGTAGAGGCTGCCGAGGAAGTAAAAGCTGACGAGGTAGAGCTACAAGAAGAAGAAGTAGAAGCTGAAGCTAAGGACGAGTACGAAGAAGAAAAAGAGGAAGATCCTATGGCTAAGTATGCTACTAAAGAAGATTTGGCTAAGGCTATGGCTGAAGTAAAAGCTATGGTTGAAGCTTTAAACGCTGAGGACGTTGAAATGGAAGTACCTGCTGAGGCAGAGAAGCTTTCTACTCAAGAGCCTCAAGTTGAACCGTTGTCTCACGATCCTGAAGCTCAAGTTGCGAAAAAAGGTAACTTCCAATTCGCTCAGAACAAAAGCCGAGGCACTATTGACCGAGTATTTTCTAAACTATCTAACTAATAAATTAAATTAAAATGTCTGTATCTATTACATCTACTTACGCAGGAGAGTTTAGTGGTAAGTATATCGCTGCTGCTCTTTTGTCTGCTGATACCCTTGACAAAGGTGGTATCACAATTATGCCTAACGTAAAGTACAAGTCTGTTCTTAAGAAGGCTTCTACAGATGACATCGTAAAAGATGCCACTTGTGACTTCCAAACAGGACAAGGTACTTTAACTCTTACTGAAAAGATTCTTACTCCTGAGGAGTTCCAAGTAAACCTTGACATCTGTAAGAAAGACCTACACTCTGATTGGGAAGCTGTACAAATGGGTTACTCTGCTTTCGATCAACTTCCTGCTAACTTCGCTGATTTCGTAATTGGCCACGTTGCTGCTAAAGTTGCTGATCGTACTGAGAAAAACATTTGGAGTGGAGATACTTCTACTTCAGGTCAGTTTGACGGATTTGAAACTTTGTTGTCTGTTGACGCTGATTTGCCTGCTGCTCAAGAAATCGCCGGTACTACTGTTGACGCTTCTAACGTAATCGCTCAATTAGGCCTTATCGTTGACGCTATCCCTTCTGCTGTTTATGCTCAAGAGGATACTCACCTTTATGTATCTAGCAACATCGCTCGTGCATATGTTCGTGCTTTAGGTGGATTCGGTGCTTCAGGTCTTGGTGCTAACGGTTTGAACGCTCAAGGAACTACTTGGTTCAACAACGGTAGCTTATCTTTCGATGGCAAGCCTTTGTTTGTATCTGCAGGTTTCTCTGATGACACTGCTATCGCTGCTCAGAAAAGCAACCTATTCTTCGGAACCGGCTTACTTTCAGACAGAAATGAAGTTCGTGTTATCGATATGAGTGAAATTGACGGAAGCCAAAATGTACGTGTAGTAATGCGATTTACTGCAGGTGTACAATACGCTCAAGTTGGAGACATCGTTACTTACGGTATCACCAACTCCGCTAACTAAGAATTATTAACTCAATAGGGGGTGTTTCGGCACCCCCAATATTAAAACGAACTAATTATGGCTTGTGATTTAACTAGAGGTAGAAAAGAACCCTGCAAAGACGTAGTCGGTGGCATACGTGCGGTTTACTTTACTGATTTCGGAGATTTCGGTGATGTAACTCAAACTGATGACGAGATTACTGATATGTCAGGAACCTTTACTGCCTACAAATATGAAGTAAAAGGGAACTCTTCCCTTGAGCAAGCTGTAACTTCTTCTCGTGAAAACGGAACTACTTTCTTTGAGCAAACGCTTAACCTTACATTGCACAAACTAAGTAAAGAAGATCACAAAGAGATTAAGTTATTAGCTTATGGTCGACCTCACATTGCTGTTGAGGACTACAACGGTAATGTATTCGTAGTAGGTCTTGAGCACGGTGCTGATGTATCCGGGGGAACGATTGTCACCGGTGCTGCTATGGGAGATATGAGTGGTTACACTCTTACTTTCACAGCTCAGGAATTAAAGCCTGCAAACTTTGTAGCTTCTCCAACTGCTGCTGATCCTTATGATGGGATGTCTAGTGCTACTGTAACCATTACAGAAGGTACTAACTCGTAATAAGACCTATTCTTAAACGCAAAAGCCCTGCCCTTATCGGTGGGGCTTTTTATTTAAAACAAAATAAGCCTCTTTTAGTTATATATATATGAAGGTCCTATTACCATCTACTGACTCGCAAACATTGAAGATTGTGCCTAGAGAATATGTCGAAGCAAGCAATCTTACTATGGTAGTAACAGAAGATGGCACTAGGAAGACGGAGACACTAAGTAGCCTTACCTCTATAATAGACGGGAACTATATAAGCATACCTTGTACGTTCTCAATATTGTCTGAAGGTAAACTATATTCTCTTGAACTCAAGCAGGGTTCTGATTTGTTGTTTAGGGATAAGATTTATTGCACAGCTCAAACCGACAGAACTCAAAAGCAAACTCTGAACACTAACAAATATATAGAGCACAGTGCTGAACCTAGTGGGCAGAAATATATAACGATATAAAATGGCAAAGAAGAAAAAAGCAACAGGAACCATAAGAGTAGTTAATCTACAGGGTTACACAATCCCTGAGATTAAAGAGGAACACCGACACGATTGGGTTACTTATGGTGACAATAACGATTACTTTGATCGCCTTATTGAAATGTACCTTAGCAGTCCAACAAACTCTTGTTGTGTTAAC